TTTCAAATTACAATATTGGTTAACAGGAGAAAGTAAATGCCATATTCAGTAACAAAGAAATCAGTAAAAGAAGTTAGGTATCTAAATAAAGATTTTACATCTTTCAAAGATAACCTAATAGAATTTACTAAGATATACTTTCCAAATCAGTATAATGATTTTAATGAAGCATCACCGGGCATGATGTTCATCGAAATGGCATCTTATGTTGGTGATGTACTTTCGTACTATGTGGATAATCAATTTAAAGAAAGTCTATTAGCATTTGCTGAAGAAAAGAGAACAGTATATAATATGGCTCAGTCTTTAGGATACAAACCAAAATTATCTTCGGCTGCTTCAGTAGATTTGGATGTGTTTCAAACAGTACCAGCAATATCAAGTGGCGCTGGTGATAGTTACAGCACTAAACCTGATTTAAACTATGCTATGAATTTAAAAGCAGGTATGCAAATTCAGTCGGATACAGGAATATCTTTTGTTACAACTGAAGATTGTAATTTTAAATTTTCAAGTTCTTATGACCCGATGACAATAACTGTTTACGAAAGTTCTGCTAATGTACCTGTTACTTACCTACTAAAGAAAGGCATAAGAGCCTCAAGTGGTACAGTTACTACAGAATTTTTTACTTTTAATGCAGCTGAAAAATACAAAAGAATTGCATTGGCTAATCAAAACATTTTAGAAATAATTTCTTGTACAGACAGTGATGGTAATGATTGGTATGAAGTTCCTTTTTTAGCTCAAGATACAGTATTTACAGATATGGAAAATACATCTAAGAATGATGACCAACTAAATATATACAGTGACCAAGCTCCTTACTTACTAAAACTTTTAAAAACATCGAGAAGATTTACAACATTTATTAGAGAAGATGGTAAAACAGAATTAAGATTTGGTGCTGGTACATCAGATAGTCCTGATGAAGAAATAATTCCAAATCCTGATTCGGTTGGTTCATCTTTGCCTGGTTCACCAACTTATCTGAATACGGCTTTCGATCCTTCTAATTTTTTAGCGACAAAAGCTTATGGTCAGGCTCCATCCAACACTCAATTAACAATTACTTACAGATATGGTGGTGGTGTTGGTAGTAACGTTAGAGGTAATAGTATTAGGAGTATACAATCAGCTAACATAGACTTAGATGAGACAAGTCTAAATACAGGACTAGCTGCTACAACTAAAAACTCTATAGCTATAAACAACCCAACACCAGCAGCTGGCGGAAGAAGTGCTGAGAGTATTGTGGAAGTAAAGAATAACGCTTTAGCTTACTTTCAAGCTCAACAAAGAGCGGTTACAAAAGAAGATTATATTACAAGAGTTTATGCACTACCACCTAAGTTTGGTAATGTAGCTAAATCGTATATTGTACAAGATAGTCAGTTAGATAGTAAGTCTGGTGCTAACTCAGATGCACGAATATCAAATCCTTTAGCTCTTAATATGTATCTACTAGGATTTGATGCAAATAAAAAATTAGTTACAGTAAATCAAGCAGTAAAAGAAAATATACAAACTTATCTAACACAATTCAGAATGGTAACAGATGCTGTAAATATAAAAAACGCTTTTGTTATTAATATTGGAGTTAAATTTAATTTACTCACTAAAGTAGGTTACAATAAAGAAGAAGTTGTACTAAGAGCAATACAAAGAGTTAAAGATTTTTTCAATATTGACAAGTGGCAAATTGGACAACCAATAGTATTAGCAGACTTGGCTTATCAGATATCATTAGTGGATGGTGTATCTGCTGTTGTACCGCCTGAAGAAGATAATCCAAATGGACATTCAGTATTGATTACTAATAAATTCAAAATTAGTGGTGGATACTCAGGAAATGCTTATGATATGGTTGGTGCTACAAAAGACGGAGTTGTTTATCCGTCACTAGACCCAAGCTGCTTTGAACTTAAATACCCTAATGTGGATATTGAGGGTAGAGTGGTTGGTAATTCATCAGGAGGTAACTAATGCATTATTTTGTTTTTCCGGAAATAGATACAACTTTATACGAAGCTAGTGGTAGTGGTAACACAGGTAGGGATGAGATATTAGAAGTTCAAAAAAGGATGAGTAATTCAGGTGGTAACATCAAAGTATCTCGTATTCTAATAAAGTTTGATATTAGTGAGATATCATCTTCAATAGTAAATGGTACTATATCTTCAAACAGAAAATTTTATCTAAATATGTATGATGCTGGCTCTGAAGCATTGGATGTTAGTCAATCTTTATGGGCTTATCCTGTAAGTCAGAGTTGGGTAGAAGGACAAGGAACTTTTAATGACGATCCTCAAACAACAGAGGGTGCTAGTTGGCAATATAGAGATGGACAAACTCAAAAAACTTTTTGGTTGGGGGCTGGAGAGAATAGTGTATCATCTTCTGGTGGTGCATGGCACGATGAGGTATATGCTTCTCAATCATTTAAATATGAAGATGAAGATATGAGAATGGATGTTACACCTATTATGAATAAATGGTTAGATAATACTTATCCTAATAATGGATTTATAGTAAAAAGAAGCGGTAGCTTTGGTAACACAGATGTTAATGTAGATGAAGGTAATCAAGACAGATTAGGTAATTTTAAATTCTTTTCAAGACAAACCAATACAATATATCCACCAAAATTAGAAGTTGAATGGTATGATACAAAGTGGAGTACGGGCTCATTAAATGCTTTAGATTCTACTGAACTAGAAGACTTACAAGTATATATAAAGAATTTAAGACCTGAGTACAAGGAGAGTTCTAAAGTAAAGTTTAGATTATGTGGTAGAGGAAAGTATCCAACGAAGTCTTTCTCAAATACATCTTCAACATATCTAACGCAAAAGTATTTACCGAGTGGTAGTGTGGAAAATATCGGTGGTGATGGTGCATATTATTCTGTATTAGACACGCAGACAGACGATGTTATAATACCATTTGGAACAGGCTCTTTGGTAAGTTGTGACTCAACAGGAAACTATTTTAATTTGTGGATGAATGGACTACAAGCAGAGAGATATTACAGATTTTGTTTTAGGGTTGTAAGCGGTAGTAACACAACGGAAGAAACCATACAACACTTTGATGATGATTTTACATTTAAAGTAGTGAGATAAAAAATGCCTTACAGTCAAGAGGAACTCAAAAAGTTAAATTTTTATAAAAGATTAACCGAAGAGGATGAACAACAATACTTACAAAACAAAGCTACTTTAGAGTTAAGAGCTGGATACTCTGGTTCAGCTAATCAAGGTGGTGTTATAAGAGATAGTACAAATACTATATTACTTTTTGAAGACCCATACAAAAACGAACTGTTAGAAGATGAGTCTTCTAAAATAGTATATAATTTAAAAGTAAATACTTTAAAAACGAAAGAGAGTGATACAATCATAGATGAAGTTTTGGATAGAGGATTTAGAGAATTATAATGGCTAGTAGATTAAAAGAAAGAGATAAAAATTTACTTGATGCTAACAACTTTCAAGTTGTAGGTAGTAAACCTTATGAAGATGGTAAGTGGGGAAGTAAAGGTGATAGAGACTTTGTTCACTTTCAAATATTTGATGCTAGTAATAATCTAATACAATATGATAATTTACCTTTATCTAATTTTATAATAAACTCATCAAATGATAATGTGGAATTTTATCCTGGCGCACACATTCGTAACTCAGGTTTTGAAAGTGGTACATTCACAATCAGATATAACTTTCTTAGAAAATTAGCTGGTGATGAATCAGCTGTTTTAGTGCATACATTAGATAAGAATGATACTAAGATTGGTGATGTCTATACTAATACAGATAACATTTACATTACAGTAGATGGTATAATATATGCTGCTAGTGAAAGAGACTATAAGGACAATCAGTCCACTACAGAACAACTAAAGATAGAAGATTTAAAATATCAAATACATGAGATATCACCAAGTAGAACTGAGGTTAGATTAAGAGCTAAACAAATAAATAGTTCTTACATTGATGATTTCGTAAATATACAAACACCATACACTATAAAAGAAACAGATACTCAAATAGACTTTTTAGGAAACTCAAACGAATCTTTAATTCTTAATATAACACCTAACGATAATGATTTCATATTTTCAAATCAAATGGTTGGTGGAACTATAACTATACCAGATGTATACATAGTTGACCAAATTGATGTAGCTGTTCGCTCAGGCACAAACGTAATACTCAACCCATCGGGTGAAGAAATAGAAACAGATAACTTAGGAAATGTTTTAGAAATTAGTGGAGAACATGAATGGGATGCTACATTACATGATGATGCTATAAGAGTTAGTAGTTGGAGTGATGGGTTTTTACAATTTAGTAGTGGAGATTTTGTAGGAACATCAGCTATAGGTTATCACGCTAAGTGGGTACAAAGAGAAGGTATAGCTGGTGGTAATTGTATAAAGTTTTCAGATACCAATGATATATTTAGAGATTTAGTAGAATGGCCAGATAGTGTTTATCGTAAACTATCTTTAAGACAAGAGATACCTAACTTACAGGGACAAGGTGTAAAGGTTGGTGATTTTGTAAATGTAAGAATGGATGTTAAGAGTTCTCTTGCTAACAAAGGTGTTCAGATTGCTTTAAGTTATCCTAATGAACTGGTAGATGAAGATAAACCACAGAATCCACCCGATGGATATTTTGATGTAAATAATATTGGTCCAACCGAACCACAGCCAACAAGTCCACCAGCTGGTTATGTATCTAATACAGAAGGTAATGCAGCTGCTATAGAAGATAAACCACCGATGACTGAAGCTGGTATAAGAGCAAAGTACGATCCGTTTGAAGGTAGGACTTCTGGTACATCAAATGTACCAACACCTTTTGATGCTGGAATCGGAACATCTACAACCATATGGGGTGGTGAAGGTGCTTGGAAGATAACAGATATAAGAAATGATGGTGTAAGTGGAAACAAATATTTTTGGGGACCAAATTTAGGTGACCAAACACAGAACGGAACATTTAGTGAAGAAGGTGATTGGATATGGACAGCAGATCCTGAAAACCCACCCTACTCTGCTGGTGCTTGGGTTGCCAATCCATCTATAGCAAATAGTCTAACTCCACCAAATGGATCATCAGGAAAATTAGAAGCTATAAATTTTCACCCAGCAACCTTACCAAACGATGGAGATGCTTTTTACAAAAGAGATAGAAATCGTGGAGAAAACAATGGGTGGCAAACTGCTGTTAATGTTGGTACTAATGCAACTACTTTATTATTCAAAGACGATTTAATTTGGGAACAAAAACATGGTTCTAGTAATATTGACGATTTGAACCTTTTTACATTTGACAATTATTTTTCTGGTACCAGAAACGTTATATTAGACGAAGGTACAGCAAATCAAAGAACCGTTTATGACGATATCTTTAGATTTGGATTTTTACAAAGTGTTGATAGAGTAACTGAAGGTAAAGATGAAGGAGTCAAAGGTGGTTGGTATGTAATATTTTACAACAATGGTGATAGAGATGGTAATGGTAACTTAACAGATGAGTCAAATAGATATTTCTTTTATGAGAGAAATACTCAAAATAGATTACAAAGTGGTCATAATGAAGGTGAGGTATTAAAGTTTACTAAAAATATAAGTGGGCCAATGAACCAAGCTATTTTAGATAACGAAGGTGAATTAGAAACTCATTTTAAAGTAAATAGTAGTGGTAGATTAAGATATCATTTTCATACAGGAGATGTTCAATATGAATTAGTAGATGGTGACGATGGTGGAGATTTTGAAGATGCAGGAGTAAGTGAACCTAAACCTATTAGTGAAACTTTTCCTGGCTCAGAAGGTGCTAATGCTATAGTAGGTGATAATTTAGGTTATGGGAGAGTAAGATATATAATAGACGATAGAGTTATTAGAGCTAAAGGTGATTCGAAAGATGGTACAGACCAAGACCAAGCTATAAACGATAACTTTTTTAGGTGTGGTGAATTAGATGGTAGTGGTGGAAATGATTTAACTTATGGTGTAAGAAATCCAGCTGCATCTAACTATGGAATCTTCAACGATGATGGTGAATTAGAAACACCAGGAACAACACCTATATATGATAATGGATTGGCTGATTTACCATTTCCAGATAATCCAACTCGAATAGGTGCTCTGAGTCCACAACAAGCTTGGAAATGGAACGGAAGTGAATGGTTAGATAATTCACTTACACCACCACGATATAGTTATGTTACACCAGAGTTTACTACAGCTGTTGTATCACCAGCAAATAGTAATGTGTGGGAAACTTTAGAGGCGAGTATTAGGATTCCCTTTGATTGGGAGTTAGGTGAAAAATGGTATTTAGAGTTAAATGGTGATGGACAATCAACTGGCAATCTAACTCAAGGTGTAGTTTGGGTAGACAATGTGTTTATGGACTTTACATTTAATGAACAATCAGAAGTTTCAGAAGTTAAAAGACCATATGTAGCTCAAATCAATTCTGTTAGTTCAGATGGATTGGTAGTAGAAGTTAATAAATCCTTTAAACAAAAAGCTTTAGAAGTTGGTGTAGAAGACCAAGACATAACTAATGATGGTATATACGATATAGATAATCCTGGTACTTTTCAAAAATTCACTATATCATATTTAAATTTCAATCCAAAAGATTTAAGAACTTACCTAAAGTTTGATAATGATTTATTTCTAACCACCAACTTTAAACAAGATTTGATAAATGTAGTAGAGTATCCAAATGCTGTAACATTCAAGCTTTACGAACCACTACCAACACAATACCAAAACTTTGATGAGTGTATTGTTGTAAAGGAGATGGCTAACCCGTTAGAAGAAACCATAAGTATAGTTGACTTTATACCCGAAGAAGAACCAAGATTAGTTCTAAAATCTCCTGATTTAAAAAATGTTGAAAGTCCTATACAAAAAAGAGATACAAGATATAAAACAGAATCTGAAATTTTAACATCTGATTCTTCTGTATCCTCTGAGTTAAGAAATGAATTTTTAAGTCAGAGCTTAGATAGTGTGGAGATAAATACAGATTATTCTCGTTATGAGAACTTTGTGAACTTTAGTTCTATAGAAAAAAGAATTAGAAACTTTAAGTTAAAACTTGAAAACATTGAGAGTCACAGAATAAGTAGTGCTTCATATGTAGGCGTAAGTGGTTCTTCTGATGACATGAATATATTTCATCATAAAATACAAGAAACAAAGAACAACTTAGATAGCTTTGAAAAGTATATGTATTTTGAAAGTTCTTCGTATGTAAGTGGTTCATTAGGACAATTTTATGATAATGCGTGGCCAAAAACCAGCGGTAACGGAACACCATTGAATCCATATGTATTAGCACACACGACATCTTCTGATGCTAATATTTGGTTTAGTAATGCTATAACTTCAGCTTCACTATACGACAATGAAAGTAATAATAAATTAAGCAATTTACTGCCTGAACATATAAAGTTTGATGATTCAAATCAAGAATATTTAAAATTTACAGATATGATTGGTCAACACTTTGACCAAATTTGGGAATATGTAAACGCATTGTCAGATACATACGATAGAAGAGATAAGTTAAGTGAAGGTTTATCAAAAGACTTACTATATAGTGTAGGACAATCTTTGGGTTGGACATTAAGTGACGGAAAAGATTTAGTAGAATTACCTAAATTTGCTTTGGGTAAAGAAGTAACCGGTTCAGCATTTTCGGATTACTCAAACACGCCTGAGAGGGATATATCAAGAGAAATATGGGGTAGAATTATAAATAACATGCCTTTTTTCTTAAAGAACAAAGGTACTGTTAGGGCTCTAAAAGGATTGATTAATATATATGGTATACCATCTACCATTCTAAGAGTTAAGGAATATGGTGGGCCGAATGTTCCTAATAACGAAACTCCACAATTTGAGATAACAAGAAAATTTACAAAAGCGTTAGATTTCAGAGGTGGACAATCAGTAAAAACTACTTGGTCAAATGATGCTTCATCTGGTAAAAAGCCGGATACCATAGAGTTTAGATTTAGAGCCGCAACTGGTTCGAATCAGATACTTGTAG